GTTTTTCTGAGTTCTCTTTTTTTATGAGTTCTCGCTCGTTTGCCCAGTTAATGATGAGCTGTTTTAATTCGTTGTATTTCATTTTTTAAATGTTTCGTTATAAAATGTTTCAAAATTAGGTTGTTCAGCATCGCATCCTATGTCATTAGATATTGATATGTCCATTCCATATTTCATGCCAGCTTCAAAGAAAGCTTCTAATTCTTGCTTGTGCATTTCTTTGGCTTTTATTAATGCAGTATCTTGTAATACTCTATGTTCTGTTGCAGTCATTCCTCCACGAAGAGCAGAAAGCGTTATTTTTGCAGTTTGTTTTGCATACCATTCAATACTAATTTGGCTCATTGTTACCTTCTATTTTATCTCTCATCCATTTTGCACCTACTTTAAGTGGCTCAAACCATCTGCTGTCCTCTACTTCCATATATTTTGTATGTGAAAATTCTTCAATATCCTCATCAGTTGGTATTTCAATTGGTGTTAAATCATTGATAAAATTTTCAATTTGTTCGTCATCAAAATACCCCATCAAATAAAGTTTTTGCCTTATTTTTTCTTCCATGTATAGTTTATTGTTCATTTCCAGTAGTATTAGGGTTTATCATTGTTTTCATAATTGCTATTCCTTCTTGAATACCTTGCTGACGAGCTAATTCAAGTTCCATTTGTCTCAGTCGTTCAGCAGCTTCTACTATTTCGGTTGTCATTTGTGGACTTACTGAAAGTCCTTGCATTAAAAATTCAATTGATGTCATTTGAAATTATTTATTAAGTTGTTATAAAATTCGTTACGCATTTTAATTACTGGTTCACCTTTCTCAAGTAGTTCATCTGACCAGCCTTCCTTTCTTTGGACCTTAGTTATTATCATTCTCTTGTCGTATTCAACTGGATAGGTTAATCCATTGTCAGACATTCGATTAGTTTCTAATAGATAAGCGCAAATATGCCATTCAGGTCGGTCGTAGAGGAACATATACATCTGAGCTTGGTGGTACTGTTGCTCGTCTATTCCTTCGTGTAGATAATCTAACCAAGATTCTAAGCTTGTAGGGCATTTAAAATCTACTCCCCATTCAGGAGCTATGCAATCTGCTGAGCCTCCGAACTCCATATACATCTCAAAGTTTGGCTGATATTCGGCTTCTTTGCAGAAGTGCTGTTGATAATACTCAAACGCTGTTGATTCTGCCAAATGTCCGTGTTCTGTCTGCCAAGTACCTTTCTCATCGTAGAATTTAAAAAACATTTGGTTAGCTAATTGTTTAGCGTAGGTTCGCTGTCCTTTCTCTGCGCTTCTCTTAGGGAATAATACTGAGCATCTACTACCAGTAATAAGTCCAAATCTATTATCATCAAACATAGTTAAGCTTTTTGATTTTTAACTCGTATAGCATCCACAGTCTCGCCAAATGCCCTAACTTTAGCTGAATAGATTATGATTGATTTTCCTACCCAGTGTTCAATGAATGGAGTATCAAGTACCTTTGTGATTATTTTAGCATTGGTCTTGTTTATGATCATTCCTTTCTGCCCTCCTTTGAAGTAGGCTACAATGCATTCTTGTGTACCTTCGGCAGTTTTAACTTGCTCTTTTTGGACTTTCTCAATAGTGAGCTTGAGTTCTTGGTTAGGCTGTAGGATTTCAGCTCCGATATAGTTCGGATTAGTGAGTTTTTTCCAATGTGTTAGTTGATTTTCTGTTTGCATAAAATTTTAAATTAGTGAATTGGTTTATTTCAAATTGAATTCCGTCTAAAATATCGTTCTTTTTTTGCCAGTCAATGTGCGCCTGACCAAGTGCGATGTAGTCTTCGTCTGTTGCTTTCTTTGAATTAAGCTTTTTGCGGATTGCGTTATAATTCTTCCAGGCTAAAATTAAATCATTTGATGCAGCCTGGTATCTGTATCGCATTTCTAACTTTTCAGGGTACTTAGATTTGAGTTCGGTCATAATTAAAGTGGGTTAAGTAGTTAATTCTCTCGGTAACTTGCTGAAGTAGTAGGTCAGCTTGTTTTTTCTTTTGGATGTTCTTGTCTGCCATTGCAAGTTCTCTCAACTTAGCAATTCTAAAGTAGCGATTAATAAGTATTTGATTCATTTCTAAAAGGATTAGCTGCGTTGTAAATAAGAAATCTTAGTTCATTGTCTCTGCCTTTCTGTTCTTGCTGGTTCTGCATTTCAAGTAGCTTGAGTTCTGCGGCGAAGTTCCATAATCCTAAATCTTCTGCTAATTCTAAACATTTAGGAAAGTCCTTTTCTGCCATCATATACCATTCACGAATGGTGTTTTCTGCGAATTCTTCAAGTGTCATAGTTCATTACTTAATCGTTCTACTTCGTTTTCGTAGGCTGTTAAAATTGATTCAGGCATAAATGTCATTGATTCAATTAGACTTGTTATAACTGGCATTAATTCTTGAATTGAAATTTCATCATCTAATTCAACTGAATGCTTAATATCGTAAGCCTCAAAAGTGATTTTAATTTTTCCCATATTATTTAGATTTTAAAAAGTTGTTAAGTGCATCGCTTACAAGCTGGTCCTTAGTGTAGATTCCTTCGTAGGCTGTGCGTGATTGATTGATTTTGTCTTGGTGGACTGATATTCTGCGTATCAGTTCCTCGCTTAGTCTAAAGCTTTGAAGCTTCTTTTTTTCTTGTATCATAGATGTTATATATTGTTAAAACGATTGTTAAAATTGACCCGAAAAGTATAGTTGTAAAGTATTTGTAAGGAATAAATGCCGTTAAGTAAACAGCTAAAATAGCTAAGGAAATTGGGAAGTACTTCATTATGCTAAATTTAAAGTAATTCTAAAATCGCATCCAATACCTCCAGCTTCACCTTTAAAATCGGTGTAGCTCAATTCAGCAATTTTGCTGTGATAGTAGTTAGTAGCTTGTTCGTTTGTAGCAAATTCTTTAGTAGTTAATTCGCCATTTGACATTTTGTAGATTTCAACAATTGGGTTTTTCATAATTAGTTATTTTTAAGTAGTTATTAGTTAACTGAAATAGTATCTGGATTAATAGCTTGAAATGCACGAGCTAAACAATAGGCTTGTTTTTCTGAAATGTACCATCTGCAACTTGTGTTGTTAATCATTTTTTCTTGTATGTCCTTTTCCCAAGTAGTGATAGTCTCGTTAACTAAATAAGGTCTTAATTCTTCATCCCATACTTGGTTAGCAATATCTTCAGCCATTGTTTTTGATGACATAGATGTGTTACTCTTAACGATTGAACAATTGTAACTGATTAACGATTGTTTGATTTGTTGAATGGTTTTCATAAGTAGTTATTTTTAAGTAATTATTTGCCGTTATTGTGATACAAATATACAACCATTGTAAACAAATGCAAGCACCTGCAAACAAAATAAGCAAAATAATTCCCTACTTATTGCTAAGTTGCTGTAAATCAATACAATTATTTTTTAAAAAATCAGGATCAAACCTAAAATAACTGCCGTAGTTGTGGCAATTATTGATAGTTTTTTGTGGCGGTCCACTTTGATTTGTAGTTCTTGATTAGTTCTTATTAGCTTTTTGTTTTCTATATGGTAAGTTTCAGCAATAAAGTTGATGTGCTGAACTTTACTTTCAAGGCTTTCAATAATGCGCTGCTGGGTTTCTGAGATAGTATGTATAGAATTACTTTGCTCCATAACTACTAAGATTTTTCGGAGTTCCGATGCTGTCAAAGTCTTGCAGTCTTGTGCGGATGCTGTCAAGCAACACGCTATCAGGCCACAAATAAATAGTAATAATCTTTTCATTTGTCTTTATTTTAGTTCGGTAAATAATAGAATCGTATCTCTTTATAATAGTATCTATTCTGAGTACTTCTTTTTGGGCATTTAGAATAGCTGTGTTGCTTTCTTTCTCTTCGTGTGGACATCTTATACCTACTAAAAGAATAAGAGCAATTAAGACAATAAATAATAAACTACTTCCTCTTTCCATTTTTAAGATAGTTACCAGTTTTTTGTTTATCGTTCCATTCCTTTTCAACTTCAGCTACTATTTTTTTTCTTTGAATTTCGTGTTCAGCAATTGCTTTAATTTGTTCAGGTGTAGCTTTATACTTTAATAAGCTTTTCATACTAATATTGACAATAAATAACTAATCCAAATGATGGCCAAAATTAATATAATTAAGTCGTCTTTTTCTTGTTCTTTCATTTAATTACTAAAATTTGTTTGCGGTTTTTAGTTGAGTAACTAATATGAACCCAGCTAAAATCATACTCGTTAATCAATTGGTCAAAATCCAAAGTCTTTGCAAGTTCAAATAGTTTTTTATTCTCAGCTTTATTGCCTCCAGTTATATCTATTGCTTGTCCTTTTGCGTGTTGGCTTGTTGCTGATCCACCTACTAACTTATTAAGTTTAGCTGAACGAAAGAAAGAGTTAATCTTAATAGGCTTTCCGTATAACTTACGGAGTGGCTCAAAGATATTATCAGCTAATTGTTGCATATCGTGTAGTTGTTGCTCATTTGGTGTATTATCAATTCCGTTCCTTATTGCTGTCGGAGATAGTATAGCCTCATCGTAGCTAATATGTTCGCTAATCTTCATAATTTTCGTAATAAATTTCACTTAAAAATCCTTCTACCAAAATCAAAGCCATTCGCCTTATGTTATCAATCCTTTCTTTATCCTCTTGACTCAACATTGAATAATCGTAATAGTCACAAGTTGCAAGTGCGTAGTTTGCTATTGAGATAATCTCGCCTCGTGTTTCTCCTGACTCAATTAAAATCTCTTCTAAGTTCTGCTCGTTAGTAGATTGTTCCATTTACTATCTCTTTTTGTGTTACTATTCCGTTCTCTACTAAACAAAATCCGTGTACCCAGTTATTGATGGGTAGGAAAGATGGCGATAAGTCGCAAAGACAGCCGTTTGAATAAGTGTAATAGTGAGGTCTTCCGAGTATCATTCCAGCGTCTTTAGTTTGTCGGTGAAAGTGACCAATAATTAAAGGACGATTTATAGCTAAACGAGCTGCTCTTGCTGGGTTAATCCCTCCTGACTTCATCGGTAATTCGTGTCCGTGTAGTACTGCGATGTCCCACATATAACACCATTGTAAAGAATCAAGTTGAATGATGTTTAATTCCCTCAATGATAGCAGTTCACTAAGCATAATGTTGTCTATATCCAACAATTCAGGAGCTTTAAGTCTTATCCACTTATCAAATCGCAAATCGTGATTGCCGTACTTGTATATTATCAGAGCTTTTGGGAACATTTCTCTGAGTCCTTTCAAGAATACTTTAGCACAATCCAATTCGTACTTAACCGAATGCTTGTTAGTGTTTGTTTCGTGTTTCGATATTAGGGCGAAGTCCAATAAATCGCCGTTTATGTAGATAGTATCTACCTTCTCTTTTAATCCGTATTCTAACGCAGCAAATAAGGCCTTGTCATCGTGGTAAGGTAAGTGAATGTCTGATATAATTAATACTTTCTTTCTATCTTTCGGCAGATAGTAAGGTTCTAACTTTTCAGTCTCGCCTTTTGGTAATTCAGTCTTTAACTTTTCTAAGTAATCCGTGTGAGGTTTAGAGTATTTTCTGTCATAATTGCCAGTCGCTCCACGATAATACCTTATATTTTTCCTGACTATCTCAACATTATTAAATTTTTCAGGATGCTCTTTGTAAATTTTTTTAGCTAAGGTAAGACTTGGAGTGTTTGGAAATTGTTTTAAATACTCAAGTAATAGGGCTTTTTTTGTCATATGTATAGGGTAATAAATAAAAGACTCATTATAGTTGTAACTACTGGAAATGCTAAGGTCTTAACAAGTAAAAAAGCTACTATGTTATATTGCATGAATTTAGCCAAGTGCCACGCATCCCAAAACATTGGAAAGTACTTAAAAAAAATTGGCTTAACCATTTCGGATTGATGCCTTGAAAAGAACTTACCTAACTTAGCATAGGCATCGTGGTGAGCTATTGAATCACGGATTGCATCTAACCAAACATACAGCAGTAATAGAATCATTCACTTTTTTTGTTTATGAATTTTCTCAAAACTCCTTTCAAGTCGTCAGGAATAACCAATAAGCATAAACCAATAACTCCAATACCAGCAGGGTAGTAAATATCAATCTCGGCAAAGGTTTCATAAACCAAAGGAAGGCCAATTAATACAAGCGAATAAAAAAAACAAATGAATCCGCATATAGTTGTAATTGGATTATCTAATAAGCTTATATTTTTTTTGATTTGTTTAACCATTTTTTTATCATTTGGGTTAGCTGCCAAATTGAAATAATCACCGATAAGCTAAACGAAAAAAACTGAACTACTGGTAACCAATGCGCCATCGTTCCAACAATTGCCAATGCCCAGCTAACTATATTAAGTTCTATTATTTTGTGGTTCATTATAATGCGTTTACTGCGGTGATATAATTAGAAATTAAAGTGTTGAATGTTGCTGCCTCTGCCGATAAGTCACCACCAACAAAAGCTAATTTAACTTGAGAATTACCATAAGATGCAGTATCTCCATATCTTAAGATAAAAAATGATTGTGTATCTGTTTGCCAAGCAGCACCAAACCCTTGTGTTCTTGTTCCATTTACATATATACCAGTATTTGCAGAAGTATTATCTGTTTTCCTATTTAAATGAATAAATGAATTATCTGCAAATATTTGACCATCAAATGAAGCTCCTGAAATTTGCATTGAACTAGGAATACCAGTTACACTCTGTCTTATTTTATTAAATGATGCAGATGCACCCATAATAGCATTTGCAGTTAATAAACTTGCAGTGCCTAATTTAACACCATAAGAACCATTTGGATTAACAAAATTTATTCCTGAATTAGCTGCAAAATTTAAACTTAAAGATTGTGTAGTCCCATTTCCAGTAAATCCACTTTTAGGAGAAATACTTGGTAAAGCACCTCCAACAGGTTTATCAGCATAATTTGCACTTGGATTTTTCCAATTGATTCTCGCAAATGCTCCAGTACTATCAGTTATATTATTAGCGAACATATAAAACGCATCAAGCTTCGCCCAAATGCCAGCAGATTTTAAATCAATTATAAGTTGATTCTGTAAAGCTTGTTCAGTTGCATTAGGTTGCGTATATCCACTACCAGCAGTTAATATAGCTTGGTATTCAGCCGAGAATCCAGCACTACTTAAACGATTATTTATAGTTGTTCCTAAGCCTAAACTTATCATTATCCCATAATATTATAACCGTAACCAATAACTGAACCTGATGAAGGAGTTACATTTGCAATAGGGTCACCGTTAAAAGCTGGAATAAGCATACCTTGTTTTAATGTCTTTCCGCTTAATCCGTATTGCGTTAGTAGATTTTGACCGCTAACTGTTGACAAAGTTGTCAAAACGCAATCAGCATTTACTACAAGTACATAAAAAGTATTACCAGTTGAGGATGCATCAATGAATTTGCAACCATTACCACCTAACATTCTTTGTTCTAATATCATAACTTAATATATTTTTTTAGTGTAAAATTTTAATTTGTTGGTACTTCACAAGAGTCGTAAGGATTAGCAATATTTAAAGTAAAATTACAAACCCATCCAGCTACTTCATCTCCGTACGAATCTTTTATCGGTGTGCAAGTAATATTCTCTTGCATCTCAAAATAAGAACCATAGTAAGTAGACTGTTTTATTTTAGCAATTACATCCGAGATTATTTGTAGAGTATCCGAGAGCACATCTCTTTCATTAGATAAGTCCTTTAAAACGATGTCTATTGCAGTTAATTGTAAGTTAAGACTAAATACCTTAGTACTGAAATTTGATGGTCTTACATCGCCCCATAAAAGAGGATAAGATAAAGGCGCACTCGCTCCCAAATCTGCGACATCACAAAAAGTAAAGTTACCATTTAATAACTTGTTACTTGTTGCTATCTCTTGGAGTAGGTTGACTACTTTGTTTAGGCTGGTTTGCATTCAGGTAAATTCTTAATTTTTCTAAATTTGATTTGTTTTTGCTTCCTTTTTTTCTCATAGTTAGGTTTTTCGTCTAAAGTTGCCTTGATATTTAATATGTGGTGGAACTAAATCCCAGTCTACATCAGGTCCTAAGTACATTCCGTTTTGATAGTTATTAGCGTTCGGATAAATAGTATCTACATTTGCATTTGGTTGAGTCAAATATAATGGATAAGTACTTGTGTTAGCTAACAAAAAGTTAGTTAATCTCTCTGCGTACCATTCAGCTCTGTTCTTAGTGTAGTCTAATAAGTACCTTAAGTCTTCTAAGCTTGCCTGGTTACTGAATTCAGAGTTCTTAGTAGCTATGTTCTTATTCTGAAATTTAAAACTCAAAGGTAAAATAGACTCATACACGCAATATTTTACAAGTGTTGGAGTGATATAAGTATCTAATAGAGTTATGTTAGCAGCACTCACCGAATTACTTGAAACTTGAGTAACTAACTGATTGTAAAGTGAAGTTCCCAAGATAGGAAGTAGATAAATATTTTGTGCCTCTTTGATTGTTGGCACTAATAGTTTAGGGTCTACATTCTCCGATATAATAGACTCTTGTTTAAGGGTCTCTTCTGATATAAATAATACTGTTGCCATTACTTTTTCTTAACTAAAATTGATGCCCATTGATGCCTACAATATGGTAAGTGTATATCTGTACCTGGTTTAGTGTACCAGCCGCCTCTTTTGGTCCAAACATTTCTACCTACTCTGTCTGAAATCTTGTTAATTTCGTCTCTCGTGTATAGCTTATTCAAGTTCAATAAAGCCTTACAGAACGCTCTATTCTTACTATCTTTTGGTCCTTGATATTTGTATCTAACTTCGTACTTTTTTAACTCGTCTGCTATATTTCCAATAGCTGATTGAGTCGGTAAGATATTTATTACATTCCAAGCTCCTTCAGTAAGCGTTAAAACTTTTTTATCCTTCAAAGACTTAATTAACTCGTCTAATTTACCTTCACTTATTTCTAAGTTAACCGCTAAATCTTTCTTGCTTATTAAAGGGTCTTTTTTTACTTGGCTAATTAGTCTTTTCTCCTCTTCAGTTAGTGACTCAATAGCAAAAGACATCTCATTTAAATCTTGTTCGTTAAATTCTAAGTGCGACTCAAAAGAGTAGTGGTCTTCAAATACTTCTAATTTTCTGCTTTCAATTTCAAAATAATCATCAGCATCTACTCCATACTCTGCGAAAACTTCAATTTCGCTATCTTCTGAGAAAGCTTGTGGAGTTATTGGCGTTGGTTCTTCTAACTTAGGCAAACCCGCCATCTCACGCAATTCATTTTTTGTAGCAATCTGAATCAAAGTTTGTTCAGTAAACTCAGGTGAGAATGGTTCTAAAGGCTGAACTTCGTAAGGTTGATTTACACCATTTAATCCAATAATGTAGTTAAATAACTCCTCAAAGTGTTTCTGGTCAGGTTTGATTTCATTCTGTTCAAATAATTTAAACGCATCTACCATCTCGTTTCTTCCACCTAATTGTCCTTCTACACGAATCCCCATAAAAATAGGAGAAGTTACACGATGAGCAACGAAGATTTCTTGCTGAATAGTATCGTTAAGTATGTCAAACTGCTTGTCTAATTCTGAAGGCTGTAAATTAATTACATTCGGAGCTTTGTCGCTGCCATCTGAGAAGTTTATAATCCATCTACCAGCATTATCTGTGCTGCCGTGTTTATTGTTTATCCTACGAACTAACGCTCTTTGTTCTTCGTCTGTTGGAATTCCGTTGTTAAAGTTTAAAATACCACCAAAGAAAAAGTTATTTTGAAGATTAGCTCTGTGAAAATTAGCTACCTCAACATCGCTTTCAATATACGGAATTGCTCCGATGTAATCAGGCAAAGGATAAGTAGATAAGTTTGGTCTATACTCACGATAATAAAGGATTTGGACTCCCTCTCTTTTATCAGGATTGAACGCATCGTACTCAGTTACTTTAGGTCTGTAATCTGCCCAATTATCTGAGTAGAAAAATGAAGTATTATCTATATTACTACGAACTTTTGCGAAGTCCATATGGTATATTTGAGATACCTTACCGGATAACTTACTCCATACTACTTGAATAGCATAGCCTCCGTATAATCGTTTGTCAAGAACTACCTTATTAAAGATGTCGCTAAGAGTCTCAAAGTTATTAGGACGCACTAAAAAAGACTGAGCTTTAATTGCCTGGTCAGTTACTAATCCCTCTTTAATTTTTAAGCCTCTTCCGTATGTATACTTCTGTTTGGCAGTTAAAATTGCATTGTGTTTAGCACTACGATTGAATAAGTCAACCAAGTACTGAGGATAGCAATTGTCCTCTCCATAATTTACCCATTCTTTGTTTTTGTCCTTTTCAAAAACTGGGACTTTATACGAACTTACTGGGTCGTTATAAAAAACGAATTTTGATTTAGTGTCTGTCATAAACTATTACTTCAATATTTGGGTCATAAGTTGTTATCGTGGCATCGCTAAACTCAATCAAGCACTTTCCTCTTTCAAGTAAAGTATCATTTGTAGAAGGTGAATCTCCTCCATCTTGATTAGTATAAATAGAGTATTCGTAATAACCATTTTCCTTTAAATAAACAATTCCATTTGGCAAATCTTCTTGAGCTTGAACGTCAACTACTGTGATTGTAAAATTGTCTATTCTTGGATAGTATAAAAAAAGGTTATTCACTTGAACCCATTTAGTTATTTTAGTTACTTGAGAATAAATACCAAAGAATCCTTTAGAAAAATAATTAGGGTCTGGCAGATTTTCGCTGCAAGTTACAAGTATTTCGTTCTCTCCATAGGTTAACTTCACCATATTTAGATATATAAAAAAGACATTTCGTTATAAAATAGAAAAGGCAGCCTTGTGAGCTACCTAATCTACCTATGAAACAACCCTATCTTGAAGCCTATAATTTAGCGAAAGCTGAACTTGAAGTTAAGATTTGAGCTGGAGCTGACTCCATACCAGTCAAGGTAAGTTGAACTCCGTTGAAGTCACCCATTGCAGCACCTGAAGTATGTGAACCAGCACTAACTTCTAATCCGTTTACTTCTCCTAATAACCAAAAAGTACCATCTTTCTTTTCAATGATGGTCAATAAACGAGCTTGAGCTAAAGTGTACCATTTGTTCCTCGCTGCTTGACTCATCTTAGCGAAGTTAGCTACCACTGTTTGAGTGTAGAAAACTGTTCCATTTGCTGGAGTTGCGCTAATTTCTTCTGTGAATGAGTCTGCTGCTTGTGGCATTAACTCGTATTTGTAGAAACTTACACCACTCACGTTTGAAATACCACTTGCAGTTGTACTTGTGATAGTAGCTGCTGAAGGTAAACCATTTGCGAAATAGATATTTTTTAATCCACCAACTGCATCTTTACAGTCTAAAGTGTATCCTGATGTTACTGCACACGGCATATTTTTTTCTCCTTATATTTTTTATTAAAAAGGGGATAAGGCTTGAACTATCAAACCGAATCCCCTCCTTATTTTGTTATTAATTAAGCTCCTACGAAATAAACGATTTCAGAAGGGAAAGCGATTTGAACACCAGCTTTGAATTCAGCTACATAGCGAACCTCCATATTCTCTTGCGCCCAGAACATTTCAAACTTACTTTCTTCACCAAGAACATCGCAACCAAAGAACATATTACTTGTTCTCAAAGCATAGATTCTATTTGTACCGTTCAAACCATTTACTCCTACTACTTTAATGTTAGTACCTGGAATAACGATTTCAAAGTTACTGTTTGAAGCATCTGTGTTGTAGTGGAACAAGTTAGCGTTAGTTAAAGCTAATTGGTAAGTTCTGAAAGTGTCAATTCCTACAAATACTACTGTGTCTGATTTATCAAGTAAAGCAGCTGGGATAGCACGGAAAATACCTTGCATTATTGCGTTAACGTTTGATACTGTAATTCCACCAGTAGCAGAATAAGGCGCACCAGCCATAAATGCTGAACTGTTAGCAGCAATTGCACTACCTGAAACAGCAGTAATGATTTTAATTAAACCATCGAATTGAGCTAAAGAGTTGTCACCACTTGTAGTGTCACCTTGCCAAAATGCTCTCTCCAAATTTTGAGCAATTAAACCAGCTTTTAAGTCGGTAAATTGTTGTTCAAATGGAATTGATTTTGGATTTGAACCTGAAGGCAATACCAATTGAAGGTATTTAGCTTCTAAAGTTTTAGGACACAAAGCCTCGTGTACACGGATAGGAGCTACCGTCAAAGTTCTGTTTGAGAAAGTTGTAGTTCCTGAAGCAGAGAAACCGCAAGAAGTACCAGCTTGGAATACTGCATCAGTATCCATAACGTTTACTTGAGTTGCTGATTTTACGCCAGGCATCTTAGAAGCCAAGCTGATTGATTTTGCAGAGAACAATGATTTTGTTAAGAGTTCTCTTTCGTTAGCCTTTGTATAGTTAGCTAACGCTGTAACATTAAATGCCATATCTTATTTATTTAAAAAGTTTAAAATTTCGTTTAATTTATTGTACTGATTTTCTTTTTCAGCTTGGAAATTTACATTGAAAGGTTTAGCCTCAACTACTTCGCTTGGAGCATCTGCTAACTTCTCAACGATTTCAACTAACTTAGAAAAAGCATCTTTTTGAGTATTCATTTGAGATTCAGTTGAAGTCATCTTTTCAGAAATCTTAGCCTCTAAAGCTGAAATCATTTCTTCCATTTTCACAATCTTAGCCATACACTCTTCAACCATTGGCTTTAAGTCTTCAGAAACAGCTTCTACTTCAACTTCTACTGGAGCTTCTTCTGCTGGTTTTTCAGGCATAACTAAAGCAGTTACTTTACCGTTCTCAACAGTGATTTTTCTACCGTCTTGAAGTTCGTGTTCGCCATCGGGTGCAGGAACTTCACCTGACTCACTTACTACCATAACGCTGGTACCTTCTGCTAATGGTCCTTCCCATTTAATGATGGTAATTCCATCAGCTAATTTTGCCTCTTCAAATGACATCTGTGTATCTTCTGAAAAGATTTCTTTGAGTTTGCTTAATAGCACTTTTACATCGCTCATATTGTTATATATATTTTGTTTATTTAGTTGTAATTTATTAATCAATGCAATAGCTTCTTGAACATTTGAAACCATCTCTACTTTTCTATCCGTGAATAATCCCTCTACTGAGAATCCTTTGAACTTACCACTTTTAATATACTCGTTCCAAATAGCCTCGTTATCCACTTTGCAACTAATAAACCAAGTTCCATCGGGCAAATCTTCAAAACCTTCAGGAGCTTTTATCCCTCTCATTGAATCAATAATAAAAGACTCGATTAAGTAAACTCCATCAGCTAACATATTTTGTTTGTGCTGTAAGTTGAAGTTATTACCGTACTGATTTTTGAAGTATCTCTCAACTATTTTTTGAATAGTAGACTTAGAGAAAACTACATTATACTCTTCGCCATCTTTTCCCCTTCTATAAATAGGCTTAT